TCTATTTGGAGTGAGCCAGGAGAGGCATTCACGCCCTTTGAGCAGTTGACCGAAGAACAGGTGAAGTCGTGGATTGAATTCTGTGAGCCGCTGGATGCGCACCGTCTTTCTCTTGAACAACAGATGAACTGGTCTAATGAGCCAGCTACATCACAGACACAGCCCCTACCTTGGGAAGGAGCGCAAGCATGAGCAAGGTACAACTCGCTGGTAACGCCAGCGGCACAGGCATCTTCACGATTGCCAGCCCAAACAGCAACACCGACCGCACACTGACACTGCCAGACAACACTGGCACGCTGGTCACCAACACATCTGGTAGCGTCTCGCAATCCATGTTGGCGTCTGGTGTGGCTGGCACTGGCCCTGCATTTTTAGTGGGGTCAAGTGGAGGTCAAACTCTTACTGCCGGCGCTTGGAACAGGATCGCTCTAAATAATGAAACTTACGATACCGCAAATTGTTTTAACCCATCGACTTATCGGTTTACACCCAATGTTGCTGGCTATTATCAGGTGAGCGGGAATGTCTCCATTTTGGTAACCACCGCTTCTGATACCAACATTCTTGGATTTTACAAGAATGGTACTGAGTTTGTGCGGGGTTCAAGAGGAGCCGCTCTTGCAAGTTCAAACATTGCGGTTGCCGGGAGTGCCCTTGTTTATCTTAACGGGTCAACTGACTACATTGAGTTATATGTCTTCTCTGCCGCCGCAAACGCATTAGAAAATAATCCAACGTATAGTTATATGTCTGGATGCTTAGTGAGGGCCGCATGATGAGTCTGTATGAAAAAATTGTCTCCATCTATCCAGAGTTGACAATGAAGGATTTTGCATCTTCTTACATCGTTCTTCAGGATGATTCTGATGGGACAGGCGCTTACATCGCCAAATGGGAACACCCAACACTGCCTCGTCCAACTGACGAGCAACTTGCAGGAGTAACAGCATGAGTTACGGAACAGTACAAGCAGAAAAGATGACCACAGAGTCTGGCTACTCGCTGGGCGCTGGTGACTCTACTTCCTTCAAAAATAAACTCATCAACGGGGATATGCGGGTTGACCAAAGGAACGCAGGCGCGTCTGTCTCTGTTCCAACAGCAACATCTCAAGCGTTTATCACTGACCGTTGGTTCGTTCAAAACCTTGGAACAAACAGCACGACATTCACTTGCTCTCAGTCTACGGACGCTCCTACTGGTTACAAATACTCATTGCTGGTAACCAACGGAACTGGAGTTGCAACCGTATCAAGCGACAGCCGTTTGCTTGCTCAGTATATTGAGGGTCTCAACATCATCGACCTTGCCTTTGGCACTGCAAGCGCTAAAGGCATTACGCTTTCGTTTCAAGTCAAATCAAGCCTGACTGGCACATTTAGCGGATGCGTTCTAAGTAATGCTGGAGACCAAGTTTACGGATTTACCTTCACAATTTCTTCGGCAAACACTTGGACGACTGCGTCGGTTTCCATCCCCGGTAGCGTTACTGGAACTTGGCCTACTGGCAACGAAGCGTCTATGCGCCTTCAATTAAATCTGGGAAGCGGTAGTAGTTCATTGCAACCGACAGCCAATGTATGGGCTTCCTCTGGCGGTTCTCGCGGTGTTCAGGGAACAGTCAATTTGTCTGAGACCACTGGTGCAACATTCCGCATCACTGCGGTTCAAATCGAAGTAGGCACTGTAGCCACGTCGTTTGACTTTCGTTCGTATGGTACTGAGTTGCAACTTTGTCAGCGATATTTTCAAAGTTTTTCTTACACAGGCGGAACAGCGGTTGCGATTGGCAGTACATTTGGAACAAGTACTGGAGCGATTCCTCTTAGTTTTTATTTTCCAATGCGTACAGCGCCCTCAACCGTAACACTTCCAGCAGTGGGAAACACCAGTGGGCAATGGACAGTTTTAACTCCCGCAGGAGGTTTTCCGGGGACATTTGGAACGATTACCCTTAACAGCGCAAGCCAAAATAACATGAGGTTAGATTTTACCGGCTATACAGGGGTTTATGCTTCTTCTGGTCAGGCGGCATTTCTGTACGCTTCTGGTTCAACAACTACGGTTGTAACTGCATCTGCGGAGTTGTAATCATGTACAAACTAATAAACACACAAACACCAAACGGCTTGCAATTGAGTGATTACGCTTTGCGATTATCTGATGGCGCTTTTGTCAATAGAGAAAACAACGAAGAGTATGTAAAGTGGCTTGCTGGAGGCAACACGCCCCTGCCTGCGGATGAGCCGCAGCAGTGACGGGCATAATTGATCGTGGGGTTCCATCGCTGCCCCGTTCTCAGCGATGCTTTGGAGAAAATCCATGAATGATGAAGTGAAAGTTTCCCTGCAACTCGTCAATGGTGTCTTAGGCTACCTGGGTACGCGCCCCTACGGCGAAGTGTTCCAGCTGGTCAATGCCATCCATGCTGAAGTGCAGCCCCAAATTCCAATGCCTGAAATGGCAAAGTCCGATGAAGCTACAAAGCCCGTCACGAACGCTGCCTGACGGCAGTATCGAACCTGCACACGCCGTAGAAGTTCTCTGCGGTGCGTGCGGCTACGACCTGGATCAGTCCGAGATCGACGCAGACACCTGCGCCGATTGTGGCCAACCACTGAACTTGAAACAGTCAGTGGCGATCGAGATCACGACGGTTCCTGCTGCATCGGGAGCGACTATGTAAGGAACAGCCATGATCGACGTAACCAAGGCTATCGGTGCAGTTGCTGCCAGTGTTGCCGCACTGGGCGGCAGCTACACGCTGGCCGACAAGTTTGGCTGGTTTGACCGCGCAATCATTGAGTGGTCACCTGAGAACTTTAAGATCGTGGCAGAAGCTGGCAAGCCAATAAACGTCACCGTTGCGCGGATCAAGAAGCGTGACGACTGCTCTGTTGAGAGTTTTACTCCGAGCATCCGCGATGCAGCAGGGATGGTCCATGCAGCGGCCACCACCGCCAGTAAATTCAGCGGTCCAGCAGGGCCAGAGATTGACACCTTTACGTACCAACTGACAATGGTGCAAAAAGAGAAAATCGCTCACGGAAAAGCCACTTTGTTGGCGACGATCAAGTACAAATGCCCTGAGGGGGAACGCGTTGTGCAGTACCCCCGTCATGCAAATTTAAGTTTTGAATTGAAGTGAGGACAAGATTGAGCCTATTACCCTCGCTCTCACCGCAATTGCTGGCATCAAGCAAGGCATTGCGCTGTACAAAGACGCCAAGGCAACAGGCTCAGACCTTTACAAAGTAACGAAGGAGATTTCTGGATACATAGGGCAGTTCTTTGAGGCGCATGAGGAAGTAAAAAAAGAAGTCAAGCGACAAGAGCTTAACCCGCCAAAGGAAAAATCGCTCAAGGCGCAAGCGCTTGAAAATGTGTTCAACCAGATTGAACTTGAGAGACAGTCGGTTGAGTTGCGTGAGTATTTGATTTACCACACGGACCCGGCACTCGGGGCAGTATGGTCAAGGTATGAAAAAGAGTTTGCAAAACTGGCAAAGAAGCATGATGAAGAGATAAAGCAGGAAGTACTGGCAGAACGGAAAAGAAAATGGCTACGTCAAAAACGGTTGGACAAACTAACGGACGAGGCTTTAATTTTCGGAGCAGTCCTGCTGTTGATTCTGGAGTTGTGGGCACTGATGTACGTCATTTACCAGAATCGGGACATATAGCCGTTGTGGTGCTGCTGATGCTCTTGTTTTGTTTGCTGCTGCCATTGATGGCGATGCTGTATTTTGATACCCTGACAATACAGAAAAAGGCAGAGCGCACAGAGGCCAGGATTGAAAAGCTGTTGAAAGAACTAGAGAAGAAGGAAAACCAATGATTCCAATCGTTGCATCACTGCTCGGAACCTTGGCCCAGAATGGTCTGGGCCTTTTGTCGTCAGCCATCCAGGCCAAAGGCAAAGAGGTTGTTGAGAAAACACTGGGTGTGAAAATCTCAGACAACCCCAGTCCTGAAGAGATCAGCAAGCTGCGCCAGCTGGAATATGACCACGAAGAGCGGCTCTTGGAGCTAGGCATTGAAAAGGCCCGCCTTGAGCAAGAAGAACTCAAGGCGCTCCTGGCTGCACAGGCCAACCAGGAAGACAACGTCAGCGACCGCTGGAAGGCTGATATGGCCTCCGACTCCTGGCTGTCCAAGAACATTCGCCCAGGCACCTTGCTCTACATCCTCACCGCCTACCTGATCTTTGCTGGCCTCTCCGCCGCAGGAATCCAGGTACAAGAGGCTTACGTCAGCCTGCTGGGCCAGTGGGGCATGCTGGTGATGACCGCTTACTTTGGCGGCCGCACCGTTGAGAAGGTCATGGAAATGCGCAAGGGAGGCGACAAATGAGCCTGAGTAAAGAACAAGCAGCTTTCTTGTTGGACATGGGCAAGCTCGTTGAGTTTGCAACCTCCCAGGGTTTTCTGGTCACCGCTGGTGAGTTGTACCGCACCCCTGAACAGCAGGCCATCTACGTTAAAACCGGTCGCAGCCAGACCATGAACTCGCTGCACCTGAAGCGCCTGGCGGTTGACTTCAACTTCTTCGTTGACGGAAAATTGGTATACGACAAGAAGGTTTTGGCCCCACTTGGCGCATACTGGGAATCGTTGCATCCGCTCAATTCCTGGGGCGGAAATGGCCTCAAATTGGTCGATACGCCGCACTTTAGTCGAGGTGACGGCAAACCTGAATGGAGACGCGTCACATGAAAACCAAGCCCATCTGGGACAAAAAACGCCCTAAGGCCATTGGCAAGCCAAAGGCATTGACCCCTGCAAAGAAGGCCTCTGCAAAAGCGGCTGCCAAAAAGGCTGGCCGTCCATACCCCAACTTAGTCGACAACATGCGCGCTGCAAAGGGTTGATATGGCACTGCTCAGACTGTTCCTCAAGCCCGGGGTTGACAAGCAAAACACCGAATACGGCGCTGAAGGCGGCTGGGTGGACAGCGACTATGTGCGCTTTCGCTATGGCCTGCCAGAGAAGATTGGCGGCTGGACGCAGTTCGGCAACACCACCATCAACTTCGTAGGCTCTGCCAGTGAGATTTTCACTTGGAACGGGCTTGATGGCGTGCCGTACGCGGCCCTCGGAACAAACCGCAAGGTTTACGGTTTCTACGGCGGAGCGTGGGGCGACATCACCCCAATCCGGGCCACGGGCGGTGTGACATTTGACACGGTCAACGGATCAACCACCGTGACCGTAAACGACGTTGCGCATGGCGCAGTGCAGGGCGACTTCGTCACCTTCAGCAGCACCACCGGTGACCCTGGCGGCATTCCCAATGCTGACTTGAATCACGAGTTTGAAATCCAGGAGATACTTACTCCAGATGAATACACAATCCTCTCCCCGACCCAAGCGACATCCACGGCCACAGCGGCCGGCACGGCAACGGCGACCTACCAGATCAACGTCGGAGGTGACATCAGCTTCGTCGACTTCGGCTGGGGCACTGGCACTTGGGGCTTGAGCACCTGGGGCACTCCTCGCCCTGCGTCCACATCTTTGTCATTGCTGGCGCAGGTCTGGCAGTTTGACAACTACGGCCAGAACCTCATCATGCAGCTGGTGGATGGGGGCATCTACGAGTGGGACCCAACCTCGGGCATCGGCACGCGGGCCACGGTCCTTGCAGGCGCTCCAACCAAGAGCAAGTATGCTCTGGTGTCGACCCCTGACAGGCACCTGGTCTGCTTTGGCACTGAGAGCACGCTTGGCGATCCAAGCACCCAGGACCCGATGTATGTGCGCTTTTCAAGCCAGGAGAGCATCAACGACTTTGTCGCCACTGCAACCAACACGGCTGGCGGACAACGGCTCACGGACGGCAACGAGATCATCTCAGCGCTGCGCTCACGTGGTCAGATTTTGATTTGGACAGATACGTCCATTCATGGCCAACAGTACCTCGGACCTCCCTACACCTTTGGCTTCCAACAGCTGGGTGCCAACTGCGGCATCATTGGCCCACATGCCTCTGCTGACGTTAACGGTGTGGCGTATTGGATGAGCAAGGACGCGTTCTTTGTGTTTGACGGTACGGTCAAGAAGATTCCCTGCACCGTGCAGGACTACGTGTTTGAGGACTTGAACATCATCCAGGCCACCTCGGTGAACGTGGGCATCAACACCCAGTTCAACGAGGTCACGTGGTACTACCCGTCTCTGAGCAGTGACTATGTCAACCGCTATGTGACGTACAACTACATGGAAAACGTCTGGTCCGTTGGCACGATGGCCCGCACAGCGTGGACCGACATCGGCACATTTGAGAAACCTTTGGCTGCCAAGTACGACCCGTTGGACAACGAAGCTACCATTTCCACAATCTACGGCCTGACTCCTGGTCGCAGCCACTTGTACAACCAGGAAGACGGTGTGGACGGCAACGGCGAGCCCATCGACGCCTATGTGTACTCGGGCTACTTTGACATCGGTGACGGTGACCAGATGCTGCTCATGCAGAAGTTCATTCCTGACTTTAAGCGTCAGGAAGGCAACATCACAGTGCACTTGCGTCTGCGTCCCTATCCACAGGCTCCGGCAACGGCCAGCTCTTTGGACCCGTACATCATTGCACCTGGCACGGAATACGTCAGCACGCGCGCCCGTGGTCGACAGATTCAACTGCGCATTGAAAGCGATGAGTTGGGCACCTGGTGGCGCTTTGGCACGATGCGCGTTGACATCCAGCCGGACGGCCTGCGATGAGCAAAATCAACAACGTCCGCCTGCCCAACGCGTCGCCATCAGGCTACGATGCGGCGCAGTTCAACCAGCTTGTGCGTTCGCTTGAGCAGATTGTTTTTCAGCTCAACAA